AAATCAGGGAAACTAAGACAACCCTCTAGATCAAGCACACGCTCTTCGGATAGCGCCACGACCATAGGATTGATGCAAGCAACTAACTTGGTGAAGTTGCCCATGATGAAGATGCGCTTCTTGATACCAACCTGCGGCGCTGCAAGTCCTACCCCACCGTTTGCAGTCATGAACTTTGCCATCTCCGTTACCAGTTCAGTCGGATCGCCGTCGACTTCAAAATCCCAGAGGTCGGAAACTTCTAGTAACTGCGGGTCGTTTTCTTTGAGTAATTCTAAATTCATGTTGTCCTCACTTCTTTGAATGTCATTTCGTCTACTAGTTCAATGTCGCTGTCGGTTTCGATCCACGCTCTTGCGCCGCATTTCAATTGATCTCCGTTGTAGACTAGTTTGCTGGGGCCATTGATAATGACCTCACGAGCGTACAAGGTCTTCCCCTTGTTTTTGATAGTATAGACCGGACGATTTTTACCATCCTTTGCGTTCATAGCAATGTGCTGTCGATTAACATGGATGATCTTCATTGTGAATTCTCTTTCAACAAGTTCATGTGGACTACTACGAGTTGACTGTAACTAATCGCATGGCTTTTTTTGAATGCGTACCCAGACTGATCCTTTTCCCAGACAGTCTCGTTAATCTCTTTCCACTTCTTACCAAGTAGATGACGCTTTGCAGGACGAATGATTGCTAGGAACATCGCAAGACGAGGAATGCTGTCGATAGGTTCTGGCATTCTACGCATCAGATCATACGAGTTACCCAAGTGAATTAGCTGTTCTACCGTCGCCCTATCTTTCAGTGCTGCCCAATCCGGATCCTGCATCAAACGCAATAGATGTTCTTCATCTTTGACCTGATTGTAGACATGAACATTCAGCAAGTCTAGCTTGAAGTAACCTCTATCTTCTGCCACTGCATAATGTAGAGAAGACATATCATGAATAGGGTCGTAAGGTACGTCAGTGATATAGACACCAGTTGGATGCTTGCGAATTGGATTGACATTACGCATGGATGCAGGAATATGCTTGATGACCGCCAGCAGCTTGTCGCGGTCTCCCAAATCAATGTCAATGTCAGAATCAATTTTCATTCATTTCCACTTTAGTAAGAAGAATGTATATAGCTTTTCATCAACAATGTCAAACTTATCGGATATCGCACCGTTATATTTCGTATGTAGCTTGATGCCATAATTATCTTTCATGTATTCGACAAAATCAAGCTGTCCAAGCTGTCCTTGCGGGGAGTTTGCCAAAGCTTCAGTTCGGATTTTCTTAAGTATACCCCAGTATTCCCAACGTGTGTTTCGAAACTCAATATCAGGATCATCTGGATCAAAGTCTTCGAATAGGTTAGGAACTTTCATCGAAGATGAGTGAATCCAGCCGAAATGAGTTTCTGATAAGCCTTCTGCACGACGATGGCCTGACGTTCTGCGTCTTCAAGTGCTTTGTGTGAAGTCACATGTCCGCCGTCTTTCAGAGAGACACCGGCGAGTTCATAGATAGTACGACAGTCGCGGATATTCCAGAACTGCCAAGGATTCTTGATTTCCAGTTCACGGAAAGCATGTTCGGCAATCATGATGTCAAAGACAGAACCGTTGCTCCAAACCTTATCAGCACGATTCCAGCAGAACTTATAAAGCTTCTCCATGCAGTCTCGGTAAGAAATACGATTCTGATCACCCATCGCCTCTTGAATAGCTTCGGGGCTTTGCTCGCTCCACCAGCGGAGAGTATCATCGCTGATGCTACGACCGTAAACGTCAGTCTGTTCTTCCATCGTAGGACGAAGTTCAATACGGTCAACCATGCCTTCACCTCGCGGATCGAACAAAACTGCACCGATAGTGAGGATCACAGTTGACGATGATGTGTCAAGCGTTTCCATATCAATCATAATCGAATTAGGCATTAGAACTCCAAATGTTATCTATATCTTTATTGACTATATCACCGTTTAGGTAATTAAGCAAGGGCGCGGGTCGTGATTCGGGTAAATGATCTGGCATATTCAGTTAGTTCTTTACTCACATAGCTTCCAAAAAACATAAGTCTTTTCATCAAGTACGATATAGCCTGCGACCTTGAACCACTCCCCTAAGTATTCGGGCTTGTCTAATCTTTCTCGGCACCATTTCTCTAGCTTTCCTGGGCCTCGGCTGTCTGGACCAATAGGAATACGGATGAACGTCCTGTCTTCCCAGACACCATCCACCGCAATCTTCTTCTTGATCTTCTGCGTCTGGGGCACTACATCAATGATTTCATCTTGAAGGGGTCTAATTAGCCCCATAGAAGTCTGAACCATATAAAATCCCTTTCATATCTAAACTTATAGTGTAGATCATTGTCATTACAATACCATCTACAGTGATGTTCACACTTGCCGATGTGACCGCGAATCCAGTCAACCATCTCGGCGTGTCTTTTTATGCTTTTAAATGGATTAGGTTCGTATATACGAACTTCATGCCATCCTGGTTTAGTTAATTCCCAACCATTTTTTGAGTCATAGTGATTCACATCCATCTCAACTTAAACCAGGAAACACTTTCCTGTGTCTCAAAGGAATAGGCATAAATCATATCATCGCTCGATGAAACATCAGACACATCAGTCATCGTCAATCCAATAAAGTCAGGTAGATTTCTAGCCCATTCTTCAATCTCTTCCGGATTAGTAGGATCCGAAAGCAGAACATTATAAGGACTTGAGTCTCTAACTGTTGACACTAATATCCAGCCTGATTTAGTAAATCTTTTACCTGAGTCACGACGCCGGCGCTACGCTTGAACTTGATGGCCCATTGCTCGGGGTTGATGTAGTCTATGATCATCTTTTGTTGCGACTCGTCCAAATCTTCAATCATCTTGATGCCGCTCTCGCTGTGATACAACATCCACGGACTGATCTTACCGGCAGTGATAGAATAGACTAGCCTGTTTCTATTTGCATAACGTAGACAGTCTTTTGTTTCGATTCCTGCTGCTTTTGCAAGTTCAATCGTGTTCTCGATACTACGAGCAACAGCATCCATCGGATCTTCATCCTTTAGATATTGAATGAGGAACTTAGTGTAGTTAGTATCGCTGCACCAACTATCGATCTTCACATTGTTTTTAAGCAACCAGTCCGCATAGCGATTGACGTTCAGACAACGTATGCTCACACAGTAATGTCCGAACTTTACAAATGCAATGTAATACGCTGACTTAGTAAAGTCTAGGTATGTCTTCTGTTTTTTAGTTGCAGTATTCTTTGCGTAGAAACGAAGCCAAGACTGAAAGCCAATGCGGTTACCAGGCAAGTCTTTATCCTGCCAGCGGCGTTTGTTCTCGCAAAGATGCTTCATCATGGTTGTCTCACGTTGAAACGATCTACTGCAAAACTCGCAGCTAAATTCCGTAGACTTAATTGCCAGAGTCTTTTTCATACTGTTTAATATCTTCGTCTGTAGTGAGGTCACTTAGCAACTCAATCTCGTCAAATTTTAATTCAGGAAATGTCTTAGCAAGATACATCTTTTTCTTGTGATTGTCAGTATACACCTCGCTGAGAAGGGTTAGTTCACTGTCAGAAGTTTTAGGATATATCTTCTTGAAGTATTCTTTGATTTCTTTTTGCTTTGGACTATCAAGCAAACGAGTAACCCGCTCCCTGATGTGCGGAATCCATTGATGGAACTGCTTACCCAATCCCGGGCTTGCAGCACACAACATAAGCCATTGCAGCTTAGGATGCTTGTGAACAGCTTCGTTGAACAGATACTTGTTAGCGTGGTATTCGGTGCTTTGAAGATAGTATGACTGAACGTCTGAACTTGCCCTCACCGCACTGATCCAATGAAGCATCATGAACGGCACAAACTTCTTCTGCTGTTCGGGAGTCAATCTATCATAATACGAGTAGTCCTTCTTGTCGATAGCCGCTAGGGCGTCAAACAAGTCAAAGTCTTGACCTGTGAACTTTTCGTCTGCTGATAGTTTCTCTTTAGCCATTAGGAGCGCAACGCTTCCAAAGTGATAATGTGTTCGACTGTCTTCCCCAAATCATCAAAGTCAGTGATGATGGTTAAAGTAGGACCTTCATTATCTTTATAACGATCATTCTTGCTATGTTCAATGATCCATCCGCCAGCAGCAGGATAGATAGCAAAGCGTATACTCGTCTTAGGAGAAGGAGTATCAGCCTCTCGTACCAAAGCATTTTCGCCGCGAGCATTTTCCCAAGCTTCACGGGACCACTGTGCAAACTTTCTTTTAAACCAACCCATCTTCTTTTCCTTCTTGATGTTAGTGTATGCAATCTCGCTAGGCATGCTGCCAGCCATTGTTCTGGCGTACTTTGCTGGTGCCGGGGGCTTACCGTACAACATTGCTTCTTTCCTTAGGAAGAGTAACTTGAACGTTTCTATATAGAGTGCGTACCACACCCATGATATCTGATTGCTTGTTATTTTTCTTAAAAGTCTCGATAGCTACTTCTATGTTCATCGGTCTCTCCTTTAAAATACTTGATTGTAGTCTACTACTTCGCAGTTCCTACTGACCTCTTTGACGAAATAAACACACCTAGGTTTCTCACTGTCATCGATAGGAACACACAGGAACTGCCCATTGCGAAGTCTCGGGGCGTACCAAGTGACATCTGGATAGATGTCTAGAATCTCTATTGGTAAGAATGTAGGAGAGGACGAACTCAGTGGATTAAATTGAAAAGCATTGAATCCTCTGTCATTGAGACTGGAGAGAGGAAGAGTTTCAAGATCACCGTGTTCTTGTTCCCCGATGAGTATCTGCCAATCAACGGGCATCTTGATAGACTTATTGCCGATTCGAAGAACTAACGCAGGACTGTTGAATGTTTCCAAAAAGATCAGAGGGATATAATAATAGTCAACATTTGCAGGCGTTGAGTTGTCGAGAATAGCAAACCTAAGATCATCTATCTCTTCGGGAAGTGTTTCGAGGTTGTAGTATGTATTCTCTAATGTTAGGATGCGAATTTTACTTCTCCTCTACGATTTAATTTCATCATAACATGATTATAGCACCAAATAATAGAAAAATCAATGTAAAAGGTTAAATAAATCTTCTCAATAATCTATCTTTTCAATTACAAAGGGATATTGAGCTTCTTTGTAGAACTGCTTGCGTTGAGTAAGATGCCTTTTTGCAAACTTACATGTGGAAGTAAGGTCCCATATCTGCACAAAATCTTTATCCTCTGCCTTTCTTAGGCCTCTACCGATTGACTGGATAACTCGTACAAATGATTTTCCAGGTTCAATCAATACTATGTTGAATAATCTCGGCACGTTGATACCAACTGCGGCCACACCATAGGTGCATATTAGAATCTTGTCATCCATAATGGCAACTTCGTCATATTCTTCCTTTCGCTCTGTCAGCTTCGTGCCACCGTTAACAAAAACTGATCCTGGTATTCTGCTGACTAACTCTTTACCTGCGTTAACACGATCAACAAGCACAAGTGTATTACCCGTCTCGTTGACCTTCATTATGAGTTCAGCTATCCGATCAAGACGGCGACTGTCTTCTAATAGATGCTTCAATTCACTCTGGTAGTTACTGAACTCTACCGCATCCTTCAGTTGAACAATGTTCACGTGGCACCGAGCGAGAACGCCCCTGTCTTGTAGTTCACTTGCTGCTAGCTTACCGATAACAGGACCAAGTGAAACTAGAAGGGATACCCGATCCATCTCTGACTTAGGAATCGTTCCAGTCAGCCCCCAACGAATCGGAACATATGAGAGAACACCAGTGAGTAATGTCTTGAGTACGTCAGCCTTAGCCATATGAACTTCGTCAACTATGACGCAACCGATACCTTCAAAAAATGATACTGCTATTTCAGGATCATTGTCATCTTCTTTTGTACCCTTGAGAAGATTGTTGAGAGATTGCCATGTGCAGATAGTATGCGTCTTGCCGTAGTC